CCGCTCTATTAAAAGATTACAAACGAGATAATCTTATACAAGCAAAAGAAATAGACAGATTGAATGAGTATGTACAGATACTAGAAATGGAACAAAAGAAATGACACGAACTCAATACACAATTTATAGTTTTATCAAGCAGTATATTACTAAAGAAAAAATATCTCCTAGTTATGATGATATTTTACAAGGTACTAGGTACAAATCTAAATCGCAGATTTATAAAGTAGTAGATGCTTTGATTAAAAAAGAATACCTAAAAAAGATAGGTAAGTTTGGAGATGCTAGACGCATTATAATCAATAGAGATTACGAGAAAGGAGGTGTGAAAATTGCTAAAGCAAAACATTAATGGCGAAGCATATATGATGGCTGACAAAATTGCAAAAGAGAATCCTTATGCAGTAAGAGATCAGTTAGCTTTCTATATACAAAAGTCATGGGATGCTTTTCCAATTCTAAGATTGCAAAATATTCAAGAGATATTAAAGCAACCTGAAGAAATGGAGAATCCTTGTGAGTAAAAAATCTAAACAAAAAGGATATAGAACCGAATATAATTTGGTTAAATATTTTAACAAGAAAGGTTTGTCAGCAAAACGACAACCTCTTAGTGGGGCTTTGATTGACTTTCCTCACGATATACAAATTAAAAACCCTGATCTTATCATTGAAGTTAAAGCTAGAAAGAATGGTGCAGGATTTAAAACATTAAAAAATTGGATGGGTAGTGCTGATGCATTAGTAATGCATGAAGATAATGCTGACTCATTAGTGGCAGTAAAGCTTAGTTATTTTGTGGATTTACTTCTAAACCATAGCGAGTATAAATTACCATATGATTTGGAAGTTAAGGAAAAACTTAGAAACAAAGATAGCTAGGTACATTGCATTAACTATATCTGTACTAAGTGCTTTCTTGCTAACAACATTTAAGTTAGCTAGTTATCAAGTAATAGGATGGTGTCTTGCAGTGATTTCTTCTACCATGTGGGCATACTGGGGGTGGAACAGTACGAAGCAAGAGGGGTATGGTCGTTTCATAATGGAAATTCTTTATGTACTATTAGGTATGTGGGGAGTATATAATTGGTATGGCTAGAAAATTTAAAGATCATCTTGAACATGAACCTATCTTTCATAAGACTTCAATAGGTAGAAATCCAAGTAAATGTAAAATGAATAAATCTAAACGCAGATCATGGAAAAAATATCGTGGACAAGGGCGTTAGATATTCTCAGATTTAATACCTTTACACTCAAACTTAATAACTATTTTATCTTTATTAATATTTTCTATATCATACTCTTCTAGTGTAGGTAGTGTTCTAAAAGTTTGTTGAGCAATAGCATATCCGCTATTAACACAATCATAATAAGTATCAAATTGATAACCTGATATAGAATTTGATGGGCATTTTCCTGTATTGATACTACACATATACAATATCAGGATATATTTCATAGGAACAAACCTAGAATTAACGCTAGGAAGACGATACAAAGCCATACAGAGGGCTTTAAATTTTTCCAACACAATGTACATTTAAAGTTATGATTATGAATCCAAGCCCCTTTAAATGCGTTCTTGATGTGTCTTTTTATGTCATCTAATATCATATTAATTTTGTCCATAATTTGTACCTATATTATTATTTCCTTTTAATCAAGTCTGTAGCTTTAAGACCATAAACACTAGCTATAACACCCACAAAAATTGATTGATACCAAAATGGCATATCAGAAAAGTATTCGAAAAACAATTTCATCTTCTCCATATGAGTTGGATCATCTGACCATACAGAAAATCCTAACATTAAAATTGGCAAACTTAATAAAACCAAAATAAATTCGTCTTTCCAGTCTGCCTGTCTTGCTTCTAATAATTTGCCTGAGTATTCTAATTGACCTGAACTCATTTTTTCTGCGTGTTTCATTTGAGCATCAGACATTAGCATTTTAGTTTTTTGTCTATTTTTATAGATATGAGTACCAGCATTTAAAGCTAACTTGATTGCACTAAACCACATTTAATAACTCTCTTTCATTATTTTAGCTAAGGATTCACATCTCTTAGGTGTTTGTTTATACCAGTTTGAATCTAACATTTCAAGTGAGGCAGTAGCATAATCATCTTTTTTAAGAGCATCCCACATTTTTGTAAAACGAGAAACTTTAAATCCTAATTGAAAACACATTTCAGTTATTACTTCTTTAGCAGATTGTTTTAATGGAATATCTCCTATTAATTTTAAAGCTAAACCATTAGCATTAGCAAAGTCTTCATTAAAAATATCACTTAAAAATTCTTCAGAATATTTTTTACCATCTTCCCAATGATCTTCAACGCATAGGTGTCCATATCCTACTGTTCTTTTTCCAAGAGAATCTTTATATACTTCATTTACAAATCCTTCATGTTTTTTTATTCTTTCTTTTAAAGCATCAGACATATTGTTACTCCTTTATTATTTTGTTTATGTGTAATTTACCTAACGAATCAATTTCTATTTCTGCTTTTACTTCTTTACACACCCACTTAATTCTATCAGGATTTGTATTTCTTACTGCCTCACGCTTTAGTTTAAGGCATTTAGATAATCCATCAGTTATCATAAACTCCATTGGATTTTCTAAATCTGCTGGTGTGAACATCAATAGAGCAAATACTATTGCTACTTTCATTTCTTTTTCTTTTTCTTTTTTTTAAGTTCTTGACCTACATCAAATGTCAATACATCTTCTATCTTTTGTACTTGATTATCTATAAATTCAAAAAATTTAATTAAAAATTTATCTATCATTAGTGTGTTCCATTACCATTATTTCTTATTTTATCTTTCATCTCTTCTATCACAACTTGCATTTTTTCGATATCTTTCATTGCTCGATTTAGGTTCACATTATTGTTTCTATTTTCAGCAAGTTCTTCTTGTATTCCCTCTACTTGTTTAGCTAAATGTTCAAGTAACATATATTGTTCTTGATCTGTAGGTAATTGTGTAGATTTTTTTAATAGGTCAGCATCATATAATTCTCTTGAAGTTTCGAGAGATGTAAGTCTTCCAGTAATTTCGCTGTACATAAATACGACACTAGCTACTATCATTACCAAACCTATAAGATTGGCAATAGGCATACTCAATTTTGTTTTATCTGATATTGCTATTGGTTGTTCTTTCATTAGTGTACTGTTGGGGTATCTTCCCATGGAAATAAAGTAACTAAATTATTCCATGTATTAATATAATTTTCTGCTTCATTAGGAGTTTGAAAACCAGTACATACTACAGTTACTTCATAGTAACCATTATCTAATTCTTGTATCTTAAATGTAAATGGTAATGCATAATCACTCATAGATAATCTTTTGTTATTTTTAATGTTGTTAGTATTCCACCTACTACAGCACCTAGCCAAAAAATAACTTTAAGTCCACCTTTACCCATAGCTACTTGTTCTTTAAGGGCTATTATATCTTTATGATTTGTTTCTACATCTTTATGTAGATGATCTATTTTTTGTGAAATAAGTTTTAGTGTTATGCTTTCGACAGTAGTTCTTTTTTTTGTAACTCTTGCCATAACATAATATTAGTATTGTAAACTAACTCCTCTTATCCTTGCTTCTTTAGAACCACTAGCTTGATTAGCAAAACTTATTTTATATTTTAAACTTGTTCCAGCTGTCACAGAAAGATCATTGACTTTCGCCATTTTAATTCCAGTAGCAAAGTCAGGTAAAGCTGTCATTGTAGCTGTGGAATAATTAGAACCACCATCTGCTGATAATTGTAAAACTATATCTGTATTTAAAGTGTTAGTTCCAGCTTGGTCTTGGTAAGTAATAATAGCTCCCATCTTGGATGTTGAAGATGGAGCTGTAATTGCGTTGCTTTGAAATGAGCCAGTTGCAGATACTGTTATCGCTTCAAACCAAGGAGCAAATGTTCCCCAACCTAAATTACCGTTATTTGTTCCACCATGCTTACTATTTATTGTTAATCTAAAATATCTAGCAGTAATACTTGGCACTCCAGAAAATGTCACAACACTTGTATAAATTTTGCTTGTAGAATGTTGAGTTAAAAATCCTTCTCCACTTGCATTTCCAGTAATAGCTCCACCAGTTGTCGTATTGCCACCATCATGGTCTGGAGAAAAGTTTAATGCTGTTTGGCTAATGCTACCCATATTTACAGCAGTCCATGAACTGCCATCTGTGCTATATTGAAATGTAAATTGATTGACATCTCCCCAAGTATTATTTTTGCCTACATCATATTTACCACTAGCCCAAATTATTTGTGATCCAAAATCATATTCCATATAAGCACCCATATTGTCTGCTGAATAATTAGCATAACCACCACTATTTGTTCCTAAAGCTTGTGCTGGTATTATATATTTTGTAGCTGCTCTAGCAGCATCTCCATCATTATCGATTTCATACCATGTTCCATTAGCACTATTCATGCCATTAAATCTTACTTTTGCTTTTGGATTTGCACCATTATAATCATAAGATGCAAGAGCACCAGCTGCTCCACTAAAAATATATTCATCATTACTTCTTACAGTATTAGCCACATTCGAATAACCAGATGTATCTTGAAAGACATCAACATACATTGAGTTAGTATTGTAAGCACCTTTGTTTTCATTAGATGCTTGTCTAATAGCTAAAGTAGAAATATCATTAACAATTTTATTATCATCAAAAGATGATGCGTGTTGTGATACTGCACTAGCAGGTATTCTTGCGTCTGCTATAGAACCTGTTAATTTAGTTGCTGATAAGTCTGCTATTCTTGCATCTGCAAATTGACCAGAAGTTATTTTACTTGCAGGAATATTTGGAATATCATCTGCTGTAAAACCACCTGTAATTATATTAGCTAAATCCCTTGCTTTTGTCATATTGCATAACCATCCATTTACAATACTATTGT